AAAAGCCTCAGTATAGAAGTGGGTGGCCTCTGTTCCATACTTACCAATCTTTCTAGCTATTACATAAGCCATGCTTTTAAGCCTTGCATCTGTCCTCTTTAACAGTTGTCCGTTTTTAAGGTTTCTGGGGTTTAGAGGTTTAATCCGTACCCACTTTAAAATGGCAGAAATAGGTGGCTGCTTTCCTGGTGGCCGCCCCTCTTCTACATACTCTAAATAATTACCTCCCACTCCTCCAGCTCCAAAGTCTAATGTAATTTTATCACCTCTTTGGTTAAGGTCATAAAGTAGAGATTTGGAAAGCCTACCACTTGAATTAATCTTGGTCGAATAGCTGGCTCCTCTTGGACTTTTACGCCTCCTTTTTACAGCCAATAACTGTTTCGCTTTCTCCACTACTTTCTCAGAAAACTGCTCCAGCTCGGCAAAGGTGTTATTTGTTTCTGCGCTCATTATCCACTTACCAAATTAGTATCAATAGGAACCTTTTTTGGCTGGTCGCATGCATTAGACGAATAAGGAACCGTAATACTAAAAGAGGCTGTATAGCCACAAAGCACATTTTTATACTCCTCAATAAATGGCTGGAATTGTAAAGGGTAACTCACTTCAAATAGTTCATCTCTTTTAAAAACTGTCAGTCCATGCCTTATCTCTGCATCCAAGTCTGTGAGGTTTCTAAGAGTGTCACTTAATAACTCCAATATCCTTTCCTCCTTATTCTCTTTCTGAAATAACAAGTCTGCACATACCACCTCTAGGTTGTAAGTTATTTGCCCCACCTCCACAGAAGCAAGACCAGGAATCACATGGACCAAAGGAAATAGAGTTTCCTTCTTTAAGTCCATCAAATCTATCTGGCCATAATTAAAAGACTTCACGAAGTAGTGATCTGTATAGTACTCTTTGAGTAATTCGATAAGGTTTAAAAGTGTAATCATTAGCCTCTATTTCTTTGGGTTCGTACTGCTTCTGCGTTCTTATCCTTTAGCCAGGATAAGTATGTTAGGCTTTCATAAATTGGTTTTTTGGTTATCTCCTCAATATCCAAAAACCTATCATTGCTCATTACTCCGAGGGTGTTATACCACCCATATTTTTCAGCTACCGAGTTGTGTAAGGTTTCGCCTTCTCTTTCGTTTTCCTCCTCCTCTCCTTTTCCTCCACTGTAAAGGTTTTCAAAGTCATTAATAAGTCCGTCCCTAAACGAAAAAAAAAAGACTGAGCACCGATAACCTTATCCATTGGTAAATCTAAAAACCCCTCTGCATTTTCTTTAATGTGCTGGTCATTATATTCCTCTATGCTGTAAAGCTCCTTCTTTTGTTTCTCTATTGGCCTGAATAGAATACTCATTATTTTATGGGCGTTCTGCCAATATCCTCCTTGCTTCATTAGCTCCTCATAATCTACCCACTCACCAGTGGATAGCTTACTAAGGTTAGGCACAAAGCCAAAATCTTTACCCTTGAAAGTGAACGTCTGCTGGAATTTAATCTCTGCGTTGTTGTCCTCTAATATCTTGACTACATCGGAATAAATACTGTTGAGATCCTTTAAGTTTAAGCTCCTCACGTCTTTGGTGGTCATACCACAGAACATTTCCACTACTACCATTTTTTCCTCCAGAGGCGAAGCATTACGACTTCTAGCTTTATGTAAGGTATAGGCTCTGAATTGCCCTAGAGTAATCTCACTCCACTTTGTTGGTATAGTTATCTCCTTTGTGTTCATGTCTTATTAATTAGTATCAGTTAGTTTCTTTTTGTTCCTTATTACATCACCTCATACTGTCCACTAAAAGGCTGCTGCAGCTTCATAATTAAACCGTAACGAATGGCATCTATACTATGGTTAAATTTATCCAGTGGCTCGTTAAGTATCTTTTGGTTTTTGTCCTCCTTGTATTTGTAGTTCCTGAACTCCTTAATAATATCTGTACTGGAGGAAGTAACAAATAGCTTATAAGTTCTCATTAAATCAATCCCTATTCTTATACTATCTGGACCTTTTTTAGTGGGCTTAATATTAAAACCAGTTCGGTGTATTTCCTCTATGCTTTTAGGCTCTGCGCTGTCTGCAAATATCTCAGCAGCTCTTGTTATCTCTAATATTTTTAGTTCGGTGCTAATATCTTGGTTGGTCAATCCTGTGGTATAAATAAGCTGGTCAAAGTATAATTCCTCTCCTCTCCTATAAATCCTTACTAAACAAGTTGGGTCATTTGAATATCCAAAATCTAAGCCCATGCAGAGCTCTTTGGCGTTCTCTGGCACTTCATCTACTTGGCCCACATTATCAAAAACTAAGCTCCTAGATTTACCCCTCTCACCCAATCCATAAATGGCCCAGTAGTTACTATCTGTTTCCTTTAATCTTTCAATCTCTTGAACTACTGACTTAGGGAGGAATGGATTATCTAAGTATGTCGTTTTATAAAATGTGGCATCATCTCTGGTCATTACCTTTTCATAAATCCAGTGGAACTCGTCTGAGGGGTTGTAGTCAATTATAATCTTACTCCTTGTTCTAAGTGATAACTGCACCCAACTTTCCAGATCTATCTCATTGCACTCGTTTATAAATAGTATATCCCTTTTACGCCCTCTTACCTTTTGGGGTTGGTCTAGGCTTATAAACTCAACAAGGTTTCCGAATAAGAGATAAGTTCCATCACTTTTGTTGTGGTGCTTCTCGGTGTAGTAGTTTTCCTTTTGTATTATCTCAAAGAAATCTCTCATGGCCGAGGCTTTCAAAGCTGGCAAAGTCCTTCTGCATATTGTGATAATGTGATTATTTCCTTTATTCTCCCAGCAGTAATCTATTAACACCTTAATAATTGAATAAGTCTTACCCGACCTTGTGCCTCCCTGGTTTATGGAAATCCTAGTTTGACAGTTTGAAACGTCATAATATGTTTTTGGTTGGCTAATCAAAGTACTTGTCGATTGTTTCTTTGGCTTGGTCGAAACCAGTACACACCTCAGCTTTGTAACCTCTCTCTCTTAATTTAGAGATAACCTCTTTCTGGTGAATGGAGGCATAGTTTCCTTTTACTTTTAGCTCTATGGCCAATCCATGATATTCTCCTCTAGGCTCTAGGATTAGAAGATCGGGCCACCCCTTTTTATATCCAGCAGCTTTCATCTTTCTGGCTTGTGTTATGCTTGTCCTTATCCCTCCAGGACTTCCATTAAATAGAATGTCCTTTACTTTCATTCGGAGGTAACCCACCACCGCCACTTGTAAACCTTGCTCGCTTTGTTTCATTTACTTTGGTGAGTATGTTTTTAAGAGTTTATGTAGGATAGTTCCCACACACATACCTTGCTCCTTCCAGTAATTAATTAAGGTATTGGCCTCTTCATAATTACTTAATGGAAAGGCTATGGAAATAGTTTTGTGCGTTTCGTTTTCCTCCTCCTCTTCACCCTCAAATCCATCCAGTTCCACCTCCTCAAAAGGAAAACCTTTTAAGCCATACTCTTGAAGTTGTAAAGCATCCCAGTCGTTAGCTAAAATATCCCAGTCATGTTCTCCAAAGCTGATGTTATCTTTTATGATAAACTCCCTACATTGCTCCTCGTAACTTGCTTCTTTAATTCCCTCCTCCCTTCTAGCTTTATTGTTTATCTCAGCGTGTTCTCTTGTAAAAACCTCTATAGGAACCTCTTTCTTTTTTAACTCCATACAAGCCTTATACCTCATATTTCCTCCTAGAATCATATTATCTAAATCCACTTTTATTGGATTCATTAACATAAAAGCTGGAGATACTTTGACGGAATGTAAAAGGAGTTTATACTTCTCATTCTTTATCAATCTTGGATTGTCTGGGTTTGGTGTTATACTTCTTATCTTTACTAATTCCATTAATCCTCTTCTTTTGGTTTCTGTTTATTCAATACCCAGCTTGGGGCCAGTAGCTCATTGCCTCCACTTGTTACATCTATCCTTTCAATTCCATAACCTCTTTCCCTCCCTCTATTATTCAGCTCGTACATGATCAAAGTATTGCTTCCTGGTTCCTTCTTCTGGATCCTACTGAGTAGCTCGTTTTCTAAGAAGTCTAATCTTAAATTCATTACCTCACTCACCTTCTTTGCAAAGTCTTTGTCCTCCTCTTTCCATCGGTAAAAGATAGTTCTGGAAATACCTACAGCCTTACAGGAGGTCGTGACTATGCCCATAGTTTTCTCCATAGCTTCGAGTACTGCACCCTTGGCAATTCGTGTTCTGTCTTGCTCCTCTTTTTTAAGGTGTGTACTATTGACAACTAATTCCTCACTCTTAACCTCTTCTTTGTCCTTCATGTTTTACTAATTAATTAAGGTATTGGTAAGGCTCATAGTCACTCACTAGATTATCCATGGGCTCATAAAGCTCTAGGTTATCACAGAAAGGAATGTCTAAAGAATCTGGAATGTTTATGGTGGCTACTCCTATATTTGTCCTCTCATAAACTTGACCGTTTAGGAATATTTTACAAGTCATTGTTTGAGCTCCATTGCATAAAGGCTGGAAGCTGTCAAACTCATTACACCCTCCATTATTTCCATAGGTGTACCAATCCATTTTAAGAGGGTTTAAGCTCACTAATGAATCTTGTACATTATAATCTAAGTCTGTATAAAACCATTGTACTGTGATGCCCTCTAAGGGCAAATAGAGATAAGGGTTACCGTTACACTTTACCCTATGGGTAGCATCCCAATCTAAACCACAGTTTACATCTTGTATTTTGTTATTCCATAAAGGGATTACGTCTACAATATACTCAGCACCGAAGTTTATTAATAGCTCGTTAACATCTTCTAGGGTGTATGTGTTTCCATATCCTGAAAGTACTGTCTGAAAATCATTAACATCTACCTCTCCATTAAAGTCAAAATCAAACCTACAAGGCTGGTTACTGCTTTCTTTTAACAGTCTGGAAACCTCCTCAATGGGGATCTCTTGAATGTTATTTTTCACCAGTTCTTGGTGGAGGGTTTTGGCTGTTTCTGCATCAGTATTAAAAAGGAGTTTATTACATGATATAGCAATAAGGGCCACTAATGCAATTAAAAACCAAATAACCGTAGGGTGGTTGTATTGTTTCATTTGTTTGTTTTAAGTTCTAGCTCTGTTCCTGTTATTGCAAAGTAGAAGTTCTGGAGTTGGTGGACATACTTTAGTTCAATGTCATTTCCATTGCATAAAAACCTATTTATTTCAATAAAAATAACATGGCCATTAATGGTGAAATATCCAGATTTTTTATCGTACCCAAACTTCAATAGCCAATCTTCTGTTAGTGGGATGGGTTTATAATTATGTGCCAATCCTATACTAATATAATCAGCCTCAAAATAACCCATACTATTAAAGACTAAGTTTCCAACCCTCAATTCTGTAGCTTTCATTTTGTTTTAATCTTCTAAGAGAGTGAATAGCTTATTATCTATAGCAGAAATTAACTGGATAAAGTATCTAGGGTTTGTAATTTCGCTGGAGGTAATAGAATTGTGGTTATATCCATTGGTAACTCTAATAGTTTTTACTTCTAAGGTGGTGAGCTTTGTTAGCTGCTGAGGTGTAAGATTAAGATAGGCATTACCTTCACAGTTAAAGTCATTCCATGAGGCTAAATTTATCTTTGTACCGTCCTCAAATAGAATGATTATTTTGTTATCCTCTACACAGTTTCCCAGCCCTATTAATTTGGCAGTAAGAAAACCAAACTTATCTCCTGTGAGATGTATGGTTAACTTGGCTCCTTTGCTCCTATCCTCATTTGCTACCACTAAATCATAAGAGGTCATGTAATAGGTTTTGTCCTCCATCGTGTCCTCCCAGTAATAAACATAGGCACTATCTGTTTGTGCTTGTACGTTTATAGCTCCTAAAGCTATGGCGATTATTAAAATTGTTTTTTTCATGTTTGTTTGTTTTTATATGATTATTAATTTATGTCTTATTTCCGTTCGTAAAGAACCAGCCAAAGGATTCATTAAAGAACTCCTCAAAGTTCCTCCATGACCTTCTTATGGGTATTAGGAGGCGTGTTATGTATTGTCTAGTTCTCATTTATTGTTGCCTCTATTTTCTTAATTACTTTCTTTAAGTCATTTATTATGCAAGGTGGGCAGCTGGTCGGGGTTTTCCTTGTGCCTAAAATATCACTGTATAGGAAATAAGCCTTTTGTAAATCTTTTGCGCTCACCCTCTCTAAACTTAGAATGTTTTTTAGAAACTCCTTGTTATCCATTAGCTCCTCCATCTCCTGTTTAGAGCTGCCCCAAATATCTAGAGGACAACTGCCGAACTTTAACTTTGTTTTGTAATCCATGAAACAACCGCAAAGCCTTTTCTTTTCGCCCTCATGTACAACCCACTCACCCACTACTGGCTTTCCACAAGTTCTAGTCTTATCCCTAAAATGAACGCAAGAACTACAGAGGCTAATTCTTTTCTGTTGTCTTTCTTTGCTAACCTTCCAGATCATTGTAGTGTTCTTTAATGTGGGCCTTTACTTTCTCGATTGTATTGTATAGAATTTTCCTAGATATTCCACTCTGTTCTGCAAACTTTGTAAAACTCAATCCAGAGCCTCCGAAATACACCTTGAAAACTTCTCTTTCAAAAAATGGCAGCCTTTTAATTATTAGCTCCACCTTTTCCATTTCCACCAGGTGCATAAAGTCCAGTTCTGTTTGCTCCTCCTCTAAGTAATCAACTACCTTATTCTCGGATCTGTTCTTATTCCATCTTAATTCACTTTTGTAAAAGTTTGATCTCTTACTATAGAGCTGGAATTTCATTATTTGAATACAGTATGCCTCGGCTTTGTCCTCTTTGTCTAACCTATCCAATAGTTCCTTGTCTTTCTTTAGCAAGATCAAAAACAACTCCTGTACTAATTCCTCTCCTACCTCTACACTTTTAGCTAATCCAATAGCTACTGACCTATAAAATTGATATTTACCCTCATACCTTTTAAAGCTCATTATTTACAAAAGTAGAACATTATCTTTATATTTGCAGAAGTTTGTAATTTTTATTGGTTAGGGGTGGGCTGAGCTTTTTTAGGAATAAATTAAGTTGGCCCACCCTTTTTTCATTCTAATAAAGTTCTGTGTATTGTGCCTCCATTGCCTCCATCACTATCGACTGGCTTTTAATCCTTTCGTCTAAGCTAATTATACACCTCAGAAACTCCTCCTTTGTTTCGGCTACGAAATAGCCTTGTGAGTTGGCGCATAATCCTTTTATGGATCCAATCACTCTAATGGCTCCAATCACTTTCCTAAGCCTTGCCGCTGAAATTATATTTTTGCATCCAGCACCAATACCAGGGTGAAGCAGAAAATTTATATTATCTAGGATTATGTGGTTTGGTGTGGCCTTTCCTTTGCCTATTTTAGTTTTTAGCATATCCACCACTAAAGGCATTATAACTCGGGTTTCAAAACCGCTAATTTCTTTTGTAATCTGTTCAAAGTTCGTAATCATTATTTTGTTTTTAATTGGTTAAAATTTTAACGATGTATAAAATAAACCCTAATGGGTCGTTTACACTTAATTTTATACAGGTGTTGTAACACAATAAGATTATCCCACCAACTTTTCGGGAGGTGGAACGCTTCACCGTCTGCCATATGATAGACTGTAAGGAGTCGAACCCTACTCGCATAATCTTAAAGTGTACAACATTATTTAAAAATCATTAAAACGCTTTTTACATTTAGCGTTATACACAATTAAGCTCTGTTATCTTAACGTTAATCCAATAAGGTACATCGTAATCAATATTTTCATCTACACATAAACCTTCTTCGTCCCAATTCCAAAAGGGGTTAGCTATAATACAAGAACCATCATTGTTAAGTGTTTCTATATGAGTTTCTTTATTTTCGTAATTTACTTTTTGTCCTTCTTTAAAGTTCATTTTATTTAAATTTAAAAGTGTATAATAACGTGTATAGCACATTAAAACGATGCCATACACAAACCGTTGTATGCAATGGCTAAATCATTACATTTCTAACATACTTCCCGCAAGAAGGGCAGTTATTTACTCGGTACATATTTTCATCTGAATGACCTTTTATGTACGGCATACACTTAGTTCCATCTTCAAGTTTCATCCAACCTAAGTTCATTTTTTCTAACACGCCACAGCATACAACATTATGTATAGTGCATGGCTTTTCTATTGTTTTGTCAGTATTTTCCATAATCAAATTTTTACCAGTTTATTAAATTAGTGGCGTTTATTAGGTATTCTAACGTAGTATAAAGTTAACCTTTCAGGTCGCTAACGCTTAACTTTATACGGTCGTTATGGTACATTTAACTCAACTA